TCAATTGGACCCGTTACATTGAGTGCATAAAAATTTTTTGGTTTAGATTAAGAAAAAAACAACACTGTTGGATTCACAATAGTTACACTGTTAGCTGTGATTTTTGCAGAAGGGTGGTAGCATAATGGCAGGATTAAGTGCGTCAGGATTAAAAACACAAATAAAAAGTTACACTGAAACAGACTCAACTGTTTTATCAGATTCTGTTTTAGAAAATATTATTTTAAACGCTCAATATAGAATTATGAGAGATGTTCCTATTGATGCAGATAGAAAACAACAATCAGGTAATTTAGTTGCAGGACAAGAAACAATAAATGCTCCTGCTGGATGTTTATTTATTAGAGGTATACAAGTCTATGATTCAAGCTCTGTGCTTACTGGATCTAATATTTGGTTAGAGAAAAAAGACGTAACATACTTACAAGAGTATCAACCGATTACGGGCACAGCTGCAGCACAAGGTAAACCAAAATACTATGCTATGTTTGGTGGTGCTACGGGTGAGGCTGATACTAATTCAGGGCGTATCTTTTTAGCTCCAACACCAAATACTACCTATAAATTTAGAGTGCATTATAATAAAATGCCTGATCTTTTGGAGAACAATGATACTAATTATATTAGCTTAAATTTCCCAAATGGCTTATTATACTGCTGTTTGGCAGAGACCTACGGCTTTTTAAAAGGCCCCATCGATATGTTGACTTTATACGAGCAAAAGTATAAAGAAGAAGTACAGAAGTTTGCTAACGAGCAAGTTGGAAGACGAAGAAGAGACGACTACACCGATGGTACAGTCAGAATACCAATTAACTCAGCAAACCCGTTATAGGAGATAAAATATGGCAAATACATCAGCAATCTGTTCAAGTTTCAAACAAGAACTTTTACAAGGAAAACACAACTTTTCGTCATCAGGTGGAGATACTTTTAAAATTGCACTATTTGATAGTGATGCAACTTTAGGTGCTTCTACTACGGACTATTCAACTTCTGAAGAAATTACAAACACATCTGGATCTGCATATACAGCAGGTGGAGCAACTCTTACAAGATCAGGAGTTTCTTTATCTTCAACAACTGCGTTTACAGATTTTTCTGATGTAACTTATTCTTCTGCAACGTTCACAGCAAACGCAGCTTTAATCTACAACACAACAACAGCAACTGGAACAGGCACGACTGATGCAGTTTGTGCGATTGCTTTTGGTGGAGATAAAACTGCAACTAACGGAACGTTCACAATTCAGTTTCCTACAGCAGACGCTACAAACGCAATCATAAGATTAGCATAGGAGGGCCACCATGTCGGTTTCTTCAGGATGGGGTCGATTCACCTGGGGCCAAGCATATTGGAACCGTGATGCTTTACTTGCAACCGGATGGGGTGCAAAAGCATGGAATGATGGTGAGTGGGGAAATCTCGCAGACGAAACAGTCTCATTAACAGGTGTATCAGCTACATTTTCAATAGGATCAGGAACAAGTATAACAGCAACCGCTGTTGTCGAACCTACAGGAGTTTCTTTTACAGGATCGGTAGGATCTATATCACCAGTAATTCCAAAAACAGTTGAACTAACAGGAGTATCTTTTCAATCAACTGTTGATTCATTAACTACAACAGCAGATGCAAATGTTGCTATGACAGGTGTTTCTGGAACTTTTGCAAATGGTGTAATTACACCTGCAGATCAAGTTATGGGTCTAACGGGTCAGTCAGCCACTTTCTCTCAAGGGACTGCAGTTGCACCGAATGAAGATGTAACTTTAACTGGTCAAGCAATAACTTCATCGCAAGGAACAGCATTAGGATTTGGAGGTAGTTTAATTCTACCATCAGCACTTACTATTACATCGGCACAAGGAACAGCGATTGCTCCAAACAATGCACAAACATTATCAGGTCAACAAGCAGAATTTTCTGTTGGATCTCTTGTAGGATTAGGTTCTGCGGTTGCAGATTTAACAGGTATTTCTATGACAGGATCAGTAGGCTCATTAACTATAGCAGATCAAGTTATGGGTTTAACTGGAGTTTCTTTTACAGGTTCTGTAGGATCAATAGATCCAGCAGATCAGGTTATGGGTTTAACTGGACAAGAGGCTACAGTTTCGGTAGGAATACCATTTATTAAAGCTTATGCAGATATTGACACAGGAAGTAACACGTCATATAGTAATATTTCAACGGGTTCGAATACATCTTATTCGGATGTTGCAACTGGCTCAAATACAAGCTATAACGACGTAACAGGAGAAGCAGCTTAATGGCATCGACATATACACCTCTCGGTATTGAACTTCAGGCAACTGGTGAAAATGCGGGTACGTGGGGTACAAAGACAAATACTAATTTACAACTTGTAGAACAAATAGTTGGTGGGTACACGGCACAGGCAATTGGCGGCGGTGCTCAAACAACAGCTTTAACTATTTCTGATTCTGGAACTGGCGATGTAGCAGGTCACAGAGTTATAGAATTTACAGGTACAATTACAGGAAATCAAATTGTTACAATTCCTCTAGATGTACAAACTTTTTATATTTTAAAAAATTCAACGTCTGGTGCTTATACAGTACAGTTTAAATATGCGTCTGGATCAGGATCAACTGTAACTTTCACAGCCACACAAAAAACAACAAAAATAGTTTACGCAGATGCTTCCGATGGAACTAATCCAAATATTGTTGAAGTTCAGACAGGTGGCGATATGGTTGACGATACATCACCACAATTAGGTGGTAATTTAGACACTAACTCTTTCATGATTGACTTTGATGATGATCATGGAATTAGAGATGAAAACGCAAACGAACAATTAATTTTCCAAACTACAACTTCTGCTGTTAATCATATTGAAATGACAAATGCTGCAACAGGCAATGATCCAAAAGTTGCTGCTGCAGGTGGAGACTCAAACATTGATTTAGCAGTAGCGCCAAAAGGATCTGGTGAAGTTGTCGTTGGTACAGGATCAGCTGCTGCAACTATTACAACAAGCGGCGCATATGATTTAACTTTAGATACAAATTCAGGAACTAATTCTGGAACGATTACAATTACAGATGGAGCAAACGGAGCAATCACTGCAACACCGAACGGAACTGGTGAAGTAGTTATAGGTGGTAATACAAACCCTGGAACGTTAGTTTTAAATTGTGAGTCCAACTCCCACGGTATTAAGTTACAAAGTCCGGCCCACTCAAGCGCACAATCTTACACATTAAAATTTCCAACAGGTAACGTAACAGCAGATAGATTTTTAAAAGTTGCATCGGTATCAGGTTCAGGAACAACGGGTGTTGGTCAATTATCTTTCGCTGAAGTATCTGGTGGAACATCTTGGCAAGCTGTAAAAACTTCAGGCTTTACTGCAGTAGCAGGAGAAGGATATTTTTGTAATACAACATCAGGAGCTTTTACAGCAACATTACCTTCATCAGCAACGATTGGTGATGAAATTTCAATTATAGATTACGCAGGTACTTTTGACTCTAATAATTTAACAGTAGGAAGAAACTCACATAACATTCAGGGTTCTGCAGCAGATTTAACAGTGTCAACCGAGAGAGCTGGTTTTACATTGGTTTACGTAGACTCGACTCAAGGTTGGCTATTAAAGGATAAATAATAGCTATGTCTGAATATAAAGGTATAAAAGGATTTCAAGTGCAAACCCGTGCAGGAGATCCAAGTGATCCAATAGTTGGAGATTTTTATTATAATTCTGTAACAGGAGCATTTAACCAAGTAAACGCTGGTGGAGCACCTCTTGGTAGTTTTGCTAGTGGTGCAAATTTACCATCAGCACGAGATTTTTGTGGTGGAATAGGTGTTCGAGATGCCGCCTTGTGTGTTGCTGGAACAGACGCCGGTTATACTGTAACTACTGAAGCCATTGAATATAATGGAACTTCTTGGTCAGAAAAGGCAAATTTAAATTTAGGTAGATCAGATGGATCTTTTGCTGCAGATGGAACTACAGAGTCTGGTATTATTGCAGGTGGACAATTATTTCCATCTCCAGGTGGTAATTTAGATCAAACAGAAACTTTTAACGGATCTTCTTGGTCAGAAGTATCGGAATTAAATACTGCAAGGGATAATTTAACAAGCAGTAAAGCAGGATCATCAACAGCGTCATTAGCTTTTATGGGAGGTACACCATCTCCTTACACAGATAAAACAGAAGAGTGGAACGGTGCAAGCTGGACTGAAAAAAACGGTTTAAATAATGCAAGAGAAAGAGGCTCCGGTGGTGGATCATCAACAGCAGCAATAGCCGTGGATGGTGCAAGAGCACCTGCACCCGCTAACCCAGATGGTGTTAAATATTTTGAAACTTGGAATGGAACTTCTTGGACATCAGGACCAGATACTAACACAGCTCACTATTATGGAGCGTCTTGGGGAACTACAACAGATGCTGTGGTTGCAGGAACTAATCCAGCAAGTAACGTGGTGGAAGGATTTAATGGTACTGCTTGGTCAGAGATTTCTGAAATGGGTACAAACAGAGTTTTACATGGTGGTGGATCAGGTGGTCCTGGAAGCCAAACTGGTATTATATTTGGTGGTGCTGTGCCTCCATATTCAAATGCGACAGAAGAATGGACAGCGGCAGCTTTTCAAATTAAGACAGTGACAACGAGTTAATTATGATTTATAAACAAGCAAAAGGAGGAAGCAACTATGGCATATAAATACTGTACAGCGACTAACTGGGGTAAAGGTTTTTTCACTCACGAAGAGAGAAAACAATTTCACCTCTCAGGTCATCCTGGTGAAGTATGGGTTGTAGGCGATAATCTTTATGGTGATCAATGGATCAGTAAAGTAAGCGGTGCAATTAAATCAAAAGATGAAGCACAAGCTATCGTTACTGCTGAAATCGAAACAGCGCAAGCTGCATACGATGCATTGTCAGCTGAGGAGCAAGAAAGACAATCTAGACCAGTAGTATATAATCTTCCATAGTCTTTAACCTATGGCTAATTATTCAAACGTAAAAGGATTTACAGTTCAAACACTGGCAAGCGATACTATTCCGTCTCAATTTGGCGGAGGTGCGTGGTCTTCTGGACCAGCTATGAACACAGCAAGAGGTGTAGCAGCTAGTGGTGGACCATCAACTTCAGCCATGGTTATGGGTGGAGCTGATCCTTCTAGTGATTACACAGCCACTTCTGAAACATTTAATGGAACAGCTTGGACTGCTGCACCTAGTTTAAATGAAGGTAGAACAGAACCTGGAGGTTTTGCAACTTCTAGTGAGTCTGCACTTATGTGTGGAGGATATACAACATCTTCACCGGCAGGCACTAGAGATTCAACAGAAACTTTTGACGGAAGTTCTTGGACTGAAGTAAACGAAATGGTTGCTGGTAGAACTTCTTGTAATGGAACAAGTTTTGGTACGGTATCAGCTGGCTCTGTAGTTGGTGGAGTGGGTAATACTTCTCCAGGTGTTAACAATGTAACAAACCAGTATTGGAATGGAACTTCTTGGTCAGAACAAGGCGATTTAAATTTAGGTAGAAGAGATGCAGGTGGAGCAGGAATACAAACTGCTGCTCTAGTTGGAGCAGGTATGGGAGGCTCTCCTTATCCTGGATCAATAACTAACAATACAGAATCATGGAATAGTGCCTCTTGGACTGAAGTTGCTGAAATGAATGATTCACTAAGAGCTTTTGCTGGAAGTTTTGGGACTTATACAGAAGCAATATTTGCAGGTGGACAACCTCCTACAACTGCAAACACAGAACATTACAACGGAACAACATGGACAGAAATTGCTAATATGTCTTCAGCAAGACAAGCTGGTATGGGTTTTGGTGCTGCTACAGACGGTTATGCTTATGGAGCTAGCACTAAGTCTACAGCTGGAGAACATTTTGAAGCACCTTCAACATTTGTACAAATAGAGGAAGGACAATTATTTTTTAATTCAACAACAAACACTTTTAAAGAAACGGTATCTGATATATCTGATGGCACGTGGGCCAGTAGTAATAGTATGAATACACAAGGGTATGCACTATTTAGTTTAGGAACACAAACTGCTGCAATGAGAGCCGGTGGTTATGGAGGACCTCCTGTAGGATATCAAGCAAACGTTGAAACTTATGATGGTTCTTCTTGGACAGCAGGTACAGCATTAGGAACTGGTCGTAATAATGAAGGCGGTACAGGATCAGGCACTACAACATTAGCATTGGTATATGGTGGTACTGCTTCACCAGGACGTACAGGAGCAACTGAAGAATGGAATGGATCAAGTTGGGCAGAATCAGGCGATTTAAATACAGTTAGAAACCAACTTGCTGGAACAGGAACACAGACTGCAACTTTAGCTTTTGGTGGACAAAGTGGACCTGGTCCATCTGGATATACAAATTCTTCTGAATCTTACAATGGTGCTTCGTGGACAGCGACGCCTAGTATGAATTCAGCAAGAGGAGGAATTGTTGGAATAGGTCAAACTTCTACAGCAGCTTTAGGAGCCACAGGATATGGTCCAGGACCTTCTCCAGATCTTGTTGAAGACTGGAATGGTTCATCTTGGACTGAAGTGGCAGAAACTAATACAGGTCGAGGAAATGTTGGATCAAGAGGAGGCACAAGTACAAATGGAATAGTTGCTTCAGGGTATAGTGGTTCCAGCAGAACAGTAAATGTAGAGCATTGGAACGGAACTTCTTGGACAGAGATTGCTAATGTGGCCACAGCCAGATATGGTGTTGGTGGTCAAGGATCTTCAACTGCAACAATTGCGTTTGGAGGAAATACTTCAGCATCTGATCCAGCTGGTGTAACTACAACAGAAGAATTTACAGTACCTTTAAGTAACAAAACAATTACAGCGAGTTAATTATGGCAACGTATAGAGCAATAAAAGGTGTAACGATACAAACAAGAGCAGAAGATCCAACTGTAAACGCTGGATCATGGTCAAGTCAATCTGGAATGAATGAAGGTAGAAAAGGTGTATCTGGTTTTGGAACTTACACGGCAGCAATAGCAGCAACAGGAAATGATCCTTCAACAGTAAACAGCGTAGAATCTTGGAATGGCTCAGCTTGGTCTGAGGTTAGCGAAGTTAATACAGCAAAATTTTATAGAGGTAATAACGGAACACAAGCAGCAGGTTTATTAATTGGTGGTGCACCTGCAACGACTGATACTGAAGAGTGGAATGGAGCTTCATGGGCAGAAACAGCAAATTATCCTGCAGCTTTAAGTGGTATAATTCAATTAGGAACTCAAACTGCGGCTTTTGCCATTGGTGGAGCAACAGCTCCAGGTCCTTATACAAATGCAACCAATACTTATAATGGTGCTAGCTTTACTAGTTCTACTGCAATTAATACAGCAAGATCAAATGGTATAGGATCCGGATCAACGACTGCTGCTGTTGTAGCTGGTGGACAAACTCCAAGTGCAACTTCTGCCACAGAACTTTGGAATGGTTCATCTTGGACTGAAGTCAATGAATTAAACACAGCCAGAGATTTATTAGGAGGATCAGGATCTTCGAGCACAAACAGTTTAGCTTTTGGTGGTCTTTCAACAGCACTTACAAGTACAGAGTCTTGGAACGGCACATCGTGGACTGAAGTAAATGATTTAGGTACAGGTAGACGAGAACTTGGTGGAAGCACAAATGGAAGTAACACACAAGCTTTAGCTTTTTCTGGTTGCACATCACCAGGTGCTGTGCAAACTGCAACAGAACAATGGACTTTCCCTTCAGGACCTCACTTAAACGAAGGTGATTTATTTTTATCTGGAGGCTCAGCTTTAAAAGGTTTTGGAAAAGCGGCTGGGATACCATCAGGTGTTTGGTCATCAGGTGGATCAATGAGTAGTAGTAGAGAACAAGGTGCAGATTTTGGATCATTGGCTGCAGGAGTTGCAGCTGGAGGAGGAGGTTCTTCAACAGACGTTGAAGAATATAATGGAACAAGTTGGTCAGAAGGCACTGAGTTAGGTACAGCGGGTGCGGCAGGCGGAGCAACAGGATCACAAACTGCAGGAATTATATTTGGTTATGCACAGAGTACCCCATTAAGAGTAGATACAATGACTTATAATGGAACAGGTTTTACTGAAGCTAATAATATGAATACTGGTCGAAATGTTGGTGGAAGTGTTGGAGGACTACAAACAGCTGCAATATACGCTGGCGGATCAAGTAGTATTGATAATGTCGAACAATGGAATGGCTCAACTTGGTCTGAAGTCAGTGAAATAAATGATGGAAGATATTTTTTAAAAGGTGGTGGAACAGTTACAGCTGCAGTTCTAGCTGGTGGATATGGAGGAAGTCCATCTACTAATCCACAACAAAGTGAAACTTGGAATGGAGCAAGTTGGTCAGAGGGTAATGAATTAAACACAGGTAGAGCATTTTTAACAGGTGGTGGTAGTGAATATACTTCTGCCATGATTTTTGGAGGTGGTCCACCAGTAATTGACAATACAGAGTTTTGGAATGGCACATCTTGGACAGAAATGAACGACATGGCTACAGCATCAGAAACATCACATGGAACAACACAAGGAACAGGTGCAGGCACATATAGAGCAAGAACACCTGCAGGTGGTGCAACAGAGGAATGGACAGTAGAAGCTGCATTGTCTACAGTAACTATATCGTAGACTTGACCTTTATATAGAAAGGTATATAAAGACATTAGAAATGAATAAAGGAGATAGCATGTCAAAAGAAAAACGCAATATTGCGACTAAATTAGAAACAGAGTCAAAGTATTTAACAAACATCTTAGATAAGGATGATGTTAAAAATTTTAAGAAATTAATACCCGAACTACAAGATACATGGATGAAGAAACAAATGTTTCGTACAGAAACAGAAATGAGATTCTCTGTGTTATCAGATAACAAATATCCAACGAAAGCTGCAAAGTATTGGCAATCTGTAAGAGAGCAGAATACACACTTTGAAAACTTAGTTCACCTATCATTTGATGCTAGGAAAAATGAAGTTGAAATAAAAAAACTACAAAGGGATATTAAAAAAGAAAAAGATTCATTAGAAAAAGAACTTAAGCAAATAAATCTAGAAGAGAAGTTATATAGTAAAGCACAAATGGAGTTAGTTGCTAAACATAGAATGAGAGAAGTTTCTCTTTGGTCTAAACTTAAGAAAGAGTTTGATGATGGTAACTTTGATAAGAGAGATGTTAATACTCACCAAGCTAAATCTTACCTATTAAGGTTTCAAAGACAGAAAGAAACAATTACACCTGGTACAACTCAACCAGAAGTTTTTAATATATTAGGACAACTAGAAGCTTTGGAAAAAGGATTGAAAGAAAACACTTTATCTTTAGACGATAAGAAAACTAAAAAATTAAAATGAAATTTGATTTCGTTTATTTAGGTCAGACGATTTTAAAATACCAAGTCCCTTTAGAAGTATTCGTGGGTCTTAATGAAATTTATGAAAAACGTAAGAAAGAATTACCGAAAGCAAATAAACAATTAGTTGGTAAAATAGAAGACGAAGTATCATTATTTTATTCTGGTCCTGATAATGATAAAATGCATCAGCATTGTTTTTTACCGGATGATATATTAAAATGGTTTCATAATATCTTTGACCACTACACAAATTGGAACAAGATAGGTCC